CTCCTTGACCAAGAATAGCCAGCATCCCCACCCCATGCTAACCACATAATGTACCCATTAGAAGGATTAGATTGATTCGCCCAATCTTTACCCTTCTTATCTACCTCGTGACGAGAAAAATAAGAATACATTCTTTTAACTGTGCTTAGTGATAGTGTTTCGCCTCTTGCTAATTGACCTGCACGAGTCCATCCTACCGATGTGCCTGCACCTTTTGCCTTACCTTGTTCCTTAAATCTAATTGCTTTTCTTGCTGCTGCTCTAGCACCTGCTGGAGGAGAATATCCTTCAGCCTTTGATACTGAGTCTGTTTCATAAACTACTGTGTCGTCATCTTCCCAAAGATCATCAGCCTTTTCTGCAGGAACACAGTTGGGGACCATACGACCATTATCTCCTGGCTTCATGCCACGTTGCACATATCCATCCCAGCAAGGGGCCTTCTTGTTTACATCAGCACAGCAATCTGATTTCATTTCTCCAGATTGACATTGTGGGCATTGATCACATGTTACATCTAATTCTTTGCACATAGGGCAACCGCAACCTTCGTATGCCTTTTTGACATCATCCTCTTCTTCGTCTTCTTCATCATTATTTGAAGAATTACCAGAAACTGATTTATCCATTTCATCATCTGACATTATGTCTGGCAGAATCATTACATCTGCTGCTTTTGCACCAACGAAGTATTCTGTCTCTTCTAATTCGCCCTCTTCCATTTCAAACAGTTGAATTAAAATAGCAGGCTCTTCTGCACTTGCTTCAAGGGCATATTCAGATCCTGGAGTTCCAAGCATTCCCTCCGTCATAACGTGAACAACACGACCAACATACATTTCTTCTTCATGTGGAGCCATGACCATGTCGCCCTCTTTAACCATTGCCTTGCCTATATTGCCCTCAGAACGGTTTATAGCGTAGATCTGTGCAGCAGCCTCAGAACGAGTCTTATGGCATCCCATAACCTCATTTGTTCCGTTTTTAAGGGCAGGGTATCCATCACAACCATATGAGCCCTTTGCTCCAACATGATATGGCATAATTACATCTCCATATCGTATACAGTAGATGCTTGGTTTTGAATAATCTTTCCAGCAAACTTAATCTTTACCATATACTGATTTTCAAATTTTTCTGGCATTGATAATGCATAAAACTTATCTGGAAATACGATGAAGCCTCTTCCAGCATATGGAGAGAATAACGTAAATACCGTTAAGTCATCCTTTGATGACGCATCTCCAAGACCCTCGTTAAACACATATGTATGTCCGTCAGAGTCATTTGTTGTAATAAACAGCAATAGATTTCCTTCTTCTTCATCTATTTCTGGTGATTCATATTCTAGTTCTACTTTATCTGTTTTTTGATCCATTTTAATTAATGTAATTTCTTTAACTTCATTTACATTAATTCTGTTGGAGTTAGCAAACAAATCTAGTTTGTTAATAAAAAATTTTGCATCGTTGCTTAGATTTTCATTGTCTACATCTACAGAAATATAAGATAGCAATGGGTTTGACGGATCCTGAGACCAGTCTTTTCTTTTTGACACATTGTCGTGAAGTTCTACGACATCATCTTGTGCTATATATCTATCATCAAAAATGATCATTGGTTAGTTACCGTCCTTTGTGTTAGTCACCCTTTTATTATACCAGACATTATGCTGAGGCAAGCCTACGATAGGTTCTGAGCCTATGGCAATTGGCACACACAACCTCACATTTTGATATTTCTTTTAGTATGGCTTTCCAGGAGAAGCCGTCATGGATCATTCTGGATATGTTGTATTTTTTATCTCTGAGATGGTCAAAGTCTAACACTATAGGGTTTTTTTCTCCGCAGTCTACACATCCACTGGACTGTTTGATATCTGCCAGCCTTTTCTTGAATTGTTGCTTTTGTCTATGTAACAATTCTTTTTCTGTCATAGATAAGATTATTATACAACAAAGTTTAAATCCCCTACAGGAATTCAAGCACGAAGGCCGAATATAAAGGAAAGGTAACTAAGCCATCCCAAGGTCCTGTAGGGGACTATTTCTATTGTATTACTTTATTTTGATTGTTTTTGGTTTCTTTTCTTCGGGGATGTTTCTTTCCACAAAGACGTTAAGAATACCGTCTGCCATTTCAGCACGATCTACCTCCATATACTCTCCAAGAGCAAAGGTGCGTGTGAACTTTCTGGTTGCGATACCCTTATGTAGGACCTCATTAGAAGCCTCTTCGGTTTTCTCACCCTTAACTACTAGACTTCCATTATCCACAGAAACCTCTACTTCGTCTTTGCTGAATCCAGCAATAGCCAAAGATAGTTTGTAAGTGTCCTCATCAAGTTTCACCAAATCATATGGTGGAAATGATTGACGAGTTGCCTCACGATGGATATTTGAAAGACGGTCCAACTCTCTGTTGAAACCAATAAAAAAAGGATCTTTAAAAAGATCCAATGACCATGTACTTACCATTTTTCCTCCTTGTTAAGCGAGTCATTTTTTGTACCCCCCTTTGGGCAGGTACTTTTATATTATATCATAAAAGAAACGGATCAGGTTAATATCCTGACCCGTAATCTTTTATTACTTATTTATTACTTTTTTGCTGGTGCTTTTTTTGCAGGAGCCTTTTTTACTTTCACGTTAGAAAGTGCGGCCTCTACTAAAGATACTGCTGGCATTCTGCCAAATGCTGTATCGTTTGGATTAATTGCTCTTAATGCTACTGGTGCAATCGCTGCCAATAGTGAATATGCAAGTGTCTTAAGATCTGTTACACCTGACATGTATAGAGCAAGTGCAGCACCAAGGACTGATCGTCCGTATGATGCAAGCATTGCTTTCATTTTTGCGTCCATTTATTTTCCTCCTAGGATATGACCCTGACTACCATATCGTAGCCTAGCCATAGTCCTATTATACCAGCAACGCCTGCAAATACAGGTGGCGCTGGAACTGGTAGTTTAAATGCAGCAAAAATAACGCCACAGCCAAATCCCGTTAATACTGAAAATACAATTTCTTTCATTATTCTCTCCCTGGTACATCAATCGGTGTTGGTACAGTTATTAAGGTACCGCACCTAACACATTCTCCATCCAATAAATATAGCCCTATTTCATAATCAGTAGGATCAAATTGAACTGTTATTTTAAATAATACGCCGTTACAGTTTGGGCATTGACAAGTTGGAATTCCCCTTGCATCAAGCATCTTTTTCCTTGGGTAACAATTTTTCTAATTTTTTAACTTCTTCAGAAAATAGTTTCATTGCTTCATCATATGGAGCAAAAAATCCTATAGATGCTAGTCCGTATGTGTCGTAATACTTTACTGTTCCATCTACCTTATTTAAAAAATCTTTAATTCCCTGCTGGACTTCCTCAATATATTTAAATGCATCATCTCTAGATTGACTCAAAAATTTAACAAAGTTTTCATCATTAGAAATAGCAGCACCATTCTCAACAATTTGTTTATCAATGTTTGCTTGTAGTACAGATACTGTCATTAATTTAATCACTTGTTTTAATTTAACATTAAGTATAACTAAATAAATAATTATAGAAGATATAATAAGATAGTATAGGTAATCAAGCATTAATGTTACTCCTAGATTCGTGTGTTACCCAATAATATTTGCATGTAGAACAACACGGTTGATTATATAAACTATGTTTTGCATATCCAAACTTTGCATAATACATAGGATCTTTATCAAACAAACTTGCTTTATGTGTTGTAATTACACGCATAAGTTTGGTTGTATCAGTCCAAAATGATGGTGGAGTTTGACCCCAATCCTCCCAGCATTGCTCTTTAAGTTTATTTAAGTTAGCCTCATTGTTTTCTGTACGAATGCCTCGTTCTTTGGCCTCACGAATCATTGCTTGAACATACTGCCAAAGACCACGCTCATAGCCCTTCCACATAAGAACTGCAGGATGGTTGCGCCATCCACCTGTAGGAGATTTGCCAGAGAGAACATTAAGTATTTGATAGCATTCAAGTATTTGCTTGTTTAGCCTCTTGCTATCAAGCCAGCGAGCAGTTGTTACTGGATTTGCGGACGGTAGAAATGTCTGCATTACTCTTTACCACCTTCACGAACTAGAAGAACAATTGCACCATTGTCCTCAAGAGCCTTTTTAACCCTTATCATATATTCTACAGCACGACGCTTATCTTCGTCAAGTAGAGACATAAAAGATTTTTCAGAAGCACGAACTGTGATAAAATTATCATTATCAACTATCTGCAATTTAAACCCTTTTGGAGCAAAATGATCCAATGACCTAAATGCTCTCTTCATATTATCTGTATACATTATTCAAAATCTCTTTGTTTTTCAAACATTAGATTAATATCATTTTCTACTTCATCAAAAGATCTATTATCATGTTGCTTACAGACTGGTCTTATAGCGTAGCCATCAGCAATTATAGTAATTGAAAAGCCATCGCAATAATAACATTTTGACAAGATATCTTTGTTTTTCTGTCTTAGAAATTGCAAATAGTCTTGATTATTCATTTACTTTCTTCCCCACTGAACATAGTTCCATCCACGTTCATGTGCGTAATAAATAAAAACTTTAACTACTGTTTCCCAAAATGCAATTGCACCAGACAGTGTAGCATTTTTTGTTAGAACATAGGCAACACCAAATGAAGAAAGTGTTCCCCATATACGATAACTTAATGCCTTAGCAAATGATCTTGCCCTGGTAACTGTCATGAAGGCCACTCCATATTATTTGGTTTTGTTAACCAATCCCAAATTTTAGATGCCCATTTCTTTACGTTTTTGCGTAGCCGATATAGCATGAATTTCTGCCCCCAAATCTATCTGCTCAATTTTATATCCCACATCTCTACCATAAACAATGTTAGTGATGTTAGGAAGTCTTAATACCATAGTGTCCTTAAAAGGATTATCTTGCCTGATATAGTTTTCAACTTCATCGTACTTTAGTGGATCTTTGTCTGAAGTTCCATATGTATTACGAACACCA